CCATACTTGGTCGAGTAAGCGGGGGAAGGGGGTCGGCTGGCTTCATCATCACTGTCTCCATTTCCGGATTGTTCCATGAAGTGATTAGGCGAACGGTGGGCCATGAAAAGTAATTCCTCTTGTCCTGCGTCCCTCATATCTTCGATCTTGCGACGCCAAGTCGCGTAACCGAGAGGGGCATAGTTAGGCAAATGAGTGAGATTCTCTTCAAACTTGGCCATGATCTTATCGTAAACCTCCTCGGGCCACTGAGCTGCGAGCATGCAAGCAGTCTCGTAGTTGTCGATAGTGGCGGCGCGGGGGTCCAGCTTTCCATTAATCCACTGAGGGATCTCTTCAATGGTTTCCACATCCAGAGTGCCAAAGATGTTGTAGGCTTTGCGGGGCTCTTCTCCAGGATAAGCCTCAAAGAGGTTCTTCTGGAGGGTGAAACCGCGCTTCAGGAATGTGAAATCCTCGTCAGAGCAATGGGTGTCTTCATGGTCTTCTCGTCTCTTGTCAGGCCAGGTAATGATGACGTTGTAGGAAGCGAAGTACCTCTTGATGGTAATAAAATTGAACTTCGCAAAGATCTCGTCCGATACACACATAACCAGGTCATCTCCATAAACCAGAACTCTCACATGTTCGTCAAAGTCGTGCCTCTTGGTAATCTCGAGGTACGCCAGCCTGATGTAAAGCTGGTTCACAACACAGTTTTGTTGAGTGGTCAACACTCCTCCGGAAGGGTTTCCGAAAAGGGTGTGGAAAACTGTGTCATGATTGACGTAGTGGCAACTGATGGCAGAGTACCAAAGATTTCTCCTCACAACCTTGTCCTGCTCGTAAGCGGCAACCTTCTCAGGGGTTTTGCCACTCTTGAGCATGACTTGGTAGAAGTAGTCCTCAATGATGTCCAGGGCAGTAGTAGAGAGTTGGAAGGGCTGAGCCTTGTCAAAAGCCTTGTAGTCAAAAGCGATCTTGTTGCGTCCGACGACTTCAAGGCGGCGATAGGCGTGCTCCCACTCCCAGTTCATGGCATTGAGTCCAATTGCGATTTCCGATTGGTTGTG